GGTTAAAACAACTTTTACAAGAAGTGTTAAAACTCATAAATCAGATAAGCCGTGGCGTTCTCAAACTCAAACTTTTCAAGATATTGAAATTCCTGTTTATTGGGCTAGTCCTTCAAGTGTGAACCGTAGTAACCCTGAAACACGAAATAATAAAAACATAAATCGTTATGCTATTATGGCGTTACAGCCTTCTTTTATTCCAATTGTTGGTGATACGATTACACACATGAATAAAAAACATATTGTTGTGACGGTGGATGAAGTCGAAAAGAACGGTGCTGTTATTTATTACAGAATGGGAGTCAAAGCATGATACACCCAATAGCGGCTATTGATTATGTTAACGGTTTAATAAAAGACGCTTTAGAAAGTTCTGAAGTTGTTAATCTGATGTCACCTTTGCCTGTACCAGTTGTTTATTGGCAAGGGCTTAATGTTTCGGAATTGATTGATGGTGTTGTTAATATCAATATTCATCATAAGTCAATTCGAAAAACCCCTTCCTATGTTGGTCATCGTATTATTTATGAGGACAGGGCGGTATTCTTAGAACTTAAATCGCCGTTAAATCTAGAAGATGGTTTTGATAAGATTGAACGATTATCTTTTTTGCTAGAAGAGAAATTAAGTGTTAATATTAAAAACGAAAATTCAGACGTAAGACTAAAAGCCCCTGCAACTGAATATTCAGATTATAAGGAAGGTTATAATTCTATTGTTTTGTCAATAGGCTATTCCTTTGAAACTGATTTAAATTCTCGTGTTTCCCCATCATAAAGGATTAAACCCATGCCAACACCTGCACCAATTTCTAAAAATTCATTCGATACCAAGTTTTGGATTGGATACCCTGTAACGTCAGCTACAGCATATCCAAGTGTTTTTGAACAAATGTTAGTGGAAGAATACACCTCATTTGGTACTGAAATCATGCGTGCTTCGTCTGAGCCTATTGATGATACTCGTTCAGAAAGACCAGGTCAGATTTCATTCAAAAAATCGAAAATGGAAATCAAAACCGAATTAAGACACTACAATATGCAAAGGGAAATCGCAGGTGTACTGTATGCTAATTTAAATCTTATGCCTTCAACAGCCCCTAGAGATGGTTCTTACGCTGATAGACCTATTACAGCAATGGTAACAGTTAACAACAGCGGAACTTTAACAACTACTTTTACAGCTTCAGGTGGTAACCTTACAACAGGGCAAACAGTCGTATCACGTCGATTCAGACAACGGGATTATGTGATTTTATCAGGATGTCCAACTGAAAGTAACAATAAGAAAATATTGCTGTCAGCCGTGAGCGATACCACACTTGTTACTGTTAATGCAACTCTTGTTGACGATAATCCTGCCTCTGGCCAAATTGTTGCGGAAGTTGTAGGTCACCGTTTTGAAAGCGGTGCTTTGTATATGACTTATGCGGATGGTGTTTTAAAAATTGAGAATGTGGATTCAACACCTACAGACCCTTTATTCACTGAATTTGGACTTGAAAGAGGACACTGGATTTTTATCGGCGGTGACGTTACTGATGAAAGATTTGCCCCTATTGGTACGAATTACGGTTATGCGAGAATTAAAACCATTTCTGATACAATTTTAACTTTTGACTTGGCAACATTCCCTTGCGAAACAAACGCAGGTACAGGTAAAACGATTGCCTTGTATTGGGGTACTTTCATTAAAAACCGTTCTGGTTATAGTGGGATTATTAAGACTTATAAAGCAGGTCTTTTACAACTTGGTCATGACAATGACGGTATTATGTCGAAAGCGTTGTTAGGCATGGTTTCTGATGAAATGAAAATGACATTCCCAACACCTGGTGATAATACAAAAGTTACTATTGATACGAAAATGGTTTCAATTTCATCAGCAGATAGAACGGGAACTGACGGGTTACCAGGGTCTACTTATATCAACGCTCCTGACGATTTAATGTACACAACAAGCGGTGGTGACAATAAGAAATTTGTCATGTACAAAAGAAGTTCGACAACCGTTAACCCTACAGCCTCTTTTGCTTATGTGATTGAAGGTGATTTAACAATGGCTAACGGAGCGGATGTTTTACCTGCTATTGGTTATACAGAAGGTTATGATGTTAAATACGGTATTTTAAAAGTCAGTGGTTCTGTGACTTGTGCTTTTATTGATAACAGCCAAGTTAAGGACATCAATTCTGATGCAAAATATGGAATGTATAGCCGTTGGGCTAGACCTTTTAACCGTTACAATCAAGGTTTGATTATGGATATGCCTTTTGTTGAACCAAAAACAGACGGTGTTATGCCTAAGAAAGAAGACGAAATGATGTTAAAACTTGACTTTAGTGCTAAACGGGATGAAAGTTTAAATGAGGTAATTTCATTTACATTCTTTAATGGTTTACCTGATATTGCATTAACATAAACGTCTTAGAAATGGTTACTATGTCTAGAAAAGCAAATAATAAAAGTGTGACTGAAGTTAATGCACCTGTTTCAACAGGTGCTTTTGATTTGGACAATTCTTTTGATATAGGGATTATCAAACCTGAATATCTAGAGCCTGTGACAGTCGAACTTGTATCTACCCCTATCAAATTTATTGTTGATTTTGGTAGTTTCCTAACTCACGATTATCTTGTTAATAAAGAAGTTAAACTTGTTCAAATGGCGAACGCTAAGAATGAGAATTTAACTTTCTTAGAAAAAAGATTTAAATCAACAGTGGATTATTTCGTTCAAAATGCGTTAATTGGATGGGAAAACGCAAAACGCAATGGTGAGGATATTCCTTTTTCAAAGGAACTTGCACTAGATTATTTTAAAACTAGACCTAATATTTATACTGAACTTGAAACAAGATGTTTGACTATCCTTATTGAGTTAACTCAAAAAAGGGATTCTGACATAAAAAACTAATTGATGTCCTAATTTGGCCTTTCACAAAAGAAACAAGTTCTATTCATGAAAAATTGAATATGCAATTGAAATCTGATGGCAGGTTAGGGCATCTTGAAGTTACAAAAGAACAACCTATTCTGAAACCATATTTGAAATTCTTTTATATTGCTTATATTCGTTTATCAACAGATAGGGGTTTAGGTTGGGGATTAGAACCTATACCTTGGTCAGCGGTTTGCAAGTATGCTGAATTTTACAGGCTTTCGAAACCAATGGCTGAAATGTTGTTTGATGTTATTATCTTAATGGATGGTAAATATATCAATGAGAAAAACAAGTATGACGAAAGACATAGGAAAACAAAGGTATGAAAATTGAAGAACTTGGTAATTGGTTAAAAAGTCAAATAAACGCTGAAACTGAAAAGTTACGTTTAAAGGTCAATTATAAAGTTCTAGATTTTGTTGCTAAAATTACTTATGAAACACCCGTTGACACGTCAAGAGCATTGAGCAACTGGCGACTGTCAACGGGTTCTCCTATTTCTGGTGAAATTGACCCTTACGCTGAGGGTTCAAGAGGCAGTACATTTAGCATATCAAGGGGTTTAGCTGTTAGTTTTGCTAAAACCTATTTAAACAATAGACGACTTGGCGAAAACATCTATATTATTAACCATACCCATTATATAGGTGATTTAAATGATGGGACTTCAAAACAAGCCCCTAAAGGTTTTGTTGACAGGGAAATTTCTAATCTTGGAAATAATTTAAAGATTTTATAGGGGGATATTATGGCAACAACTTTTGACATTGTTGTTACGGAAAAAGGGATAAAAGAAATTGATGAAAAATTAAAAAGTATTTCATCAAACACCCGTCTTGTTTCATCCTCTTTAAACAATCTTAATTCTAAGATTGCTAACATTTCCAAGACCATAAAAAGTATTCCTGATATTTCTTTTAAAGTGTCAAAAGATTTTGATGCGTCAGGCGTTAATCAAAAAATAAACGCTATTTCAAGAACAATACGTTCAATACCAAAAGCAAATTTAAATCTTTTCCAAGGTTTCACAACAGCCCCTATTGTGAAACAAATTGATAATGTCACCAATTCGTCAAACCGTGCTAAAGTTCGTGTTGATGCGTTAGGGCAATCTTTAAAATCAGCTTTCAATTCTGATTTAAGCCCTATTCTTAGTCAAATTCGAAATGTAGCTGATGCGTTAGAACGGGCGGCTAGAGCGTCAAGAGATATAAGACCGCCTGCCCCTCCTAGACCTGGAACACCATCAGCACCGGGAACACCACCTTTACCGCCTGTTCCACCAATGCCCCCTACAAATGCTCCTCAAGTAACAGCGGCTTGGACAGCGTACGCTAAAGGCGTGGCATTGATGGCAAGTATAGGGCTTGGTGTCACTGGTCTTGTGCAAATGTCAGACGAATACACAAACCTGAAAAATAGAATACAAAGCGTTGCATTTACAACAGAACAGGGTAACGCAATGTTGGAAAGAACCTTCCAAATTGCTAACGCCGCACAAGCCCCTGTTGCTGAAGTTGGTAACGCATACGCCCGTTATTATAGGGCTTTAGCCCCTTTGGGTTACACGTCACAGCAAGTTGCTGACGTTACCGAAACTGTTGCAAAAGCTTTGAAACTGTCAGGTGCTACAGCGTCAGAAGCAGGTTCTGTAATGTTACAGTTAAGTCAGGCGTTTTCTAAAGGAAAACTTGACGGTGACGAATTTAGGTCTGTATTAGAGAATTTCCCAGGTATAGCACAAGAACTTGCAAAGGCTTTAGACATAAAACCAGTTGGTGATTTTATGGCTAAACTTTTTGAACTTAAAGAGGAAGGAAAAATCACGTCTGTTACAATGGTTGATGCTGTAACAGGAATGAAACAAGGTATTGATGAACAAATGGCTGATGTCAGTAAAACATTCGGCGGTTCGATTCAAGTTCTTAAAAACAGTGCTACTGAATTTTTTGGTGAGCTAGGTCAAAGTAGTGGTGTTGTTGACAGGATGGCATCATCAATTCTGATATTAGCAAATAATTTTGACATTGCAGGTAAAGTGGCTATAGCGGTTATTATGGGTTTAGCAGTTACGGCTATACCTTTGCTTATTACAGGATTTAAAGCCTTAACAGCTACTATGATGGCAAATCCTTTTACAGCGATTGCTACACTTTTGACAACGCTTATTGCTTATCTTGCCCAAACAGAAGAAGGATTTAAGTTTCTAAAGAACACTGTCAATGTTGCGTTTAATGCTATTTATAATATTGTTGCTGAAACAGTAAATGTTCTAATAAGAACATGGAATACCTTCATATCAGCACTTTCAACTGGAATGTCTTATTTTAGCGAAAGCGTTGCAAATTCTATAAATCAGGCTAAATCTGCACAGTTAGAAATGCGTAGCTTTATGCAAAATACGACTTGGAGTCCTGATTATAAAGCACCTGAACCTACAGGTGTTATAGGTGATATTGTAAAAGGTGCTGATGGTGCTTTAAAATCTGTTTATAACGGGATAACAGCAACAACCACTAAAACAAAAGAATATTACGCAACTTTGCAAAGTGCTAATCAGATTTTAAGGGATTCAGGAAAAGTACAAGAGGGTAATAATCTTTTATTGGAAGGTGCTGTTTTCAATGAACAGGCATTGCAAAAAGCAACTAAAATTGTTGCTGAACAAGAGAAACGAAACCAGAAAAATTTAACAGAACAGGCCGCAATATCAGATTATAGAAAGAAAGCTGAAGAAGCGTCACATCAAAGAAAAATACAGACTTTGACCCGTGAAGCTACTCAAATGAAAGACATCAATGTTCAACAACGTGCCAAAAATCAACTGGTACAAGAGGAATTGAATTTAAGTCTTTCAAAATTTGCAGGTAAGAAAGGATTTGAAGGGGCTAAAAATGCGGAAGACGTGAAAAAAATCATGTCACCGTCAACGCTTGCCCTTATGGATGATGCGGCTAAACAGACTGTCACAGAAAGGTTAGGGGATGCAACACAAAGCCTTGGTGTGTCCAATGCTATTAAAAAACAGAACGCTAAACCAAAAAAAGAATCAAATAAAGCAACAGAGGCATCGGAATACGCCCGTTTGACAAATGAGATTTTAACAACAACAGCCGCACTTGGTAAATACGGATTACAACAAGACGTTTCTAATAAACTGGCACAAATTGATAACCAACTTGCCAATAAAGAATTGAAACTTTTACCACAACATAGAACCGAACTTGAACGTCTTTTAACGACACAAGTTAGAGAACAGGCCGTTCAAAAAGCGTCTGAAAAGATTTATGATAGTTCTAAAGGGGCTGTTGAACAGTTAAAAATTGAACAAGAAGGGCTTGATAGGGCTTTAAAAGACAAACTGATAAACCAAGAGCGTTATAATGAATTATTAGAACAGAACAAAGTCAAACTTGCTGAACTGAATATTCAAAACAAGATGGCAACTGATGCTGATTATGCGTTGATTGCCTCAAATGAAAAGAAAAAGGCAAGTGAAGAACTTTATAACCAAATTTTGCGTGGAAACACAAACGAACTGGCAAAACTGACAGGTCAAGAAGAGGCTTTAACACGGGCTAGAAATGAAGGTCTGATTAGTCAAAACAAGTACAATCAGGAAATGTTGAAATCAGCTTTAGCCCGTCAAGAAATGAAACTTGATAGCCCTAACGCTACATTTTCGGATGCTGTTCAAGGCGGTTTCATGGATTCGGTTTCTAAAATGGGGGCAGGTTTACCGCAAGTTCAAAAAGATTTTTCTGATTTCTTTACTGGTATCAATGAAGGTTTCGCTGATTCTATAGGTAAAGCTATTGTAATGGGTGAGGATTTATCAACTTCATTATCTAATGTGGCTAAACAAGGTCTTGCTGATTTATTATCGGGTCTGATTAAAATCGGTATCCAATGGTTGTTGATGGAAGCCCTTAAAGAAACATTAGGTATCGGTAGTATGAAAGCCGGGGGCAGTAGCATTTTTGGTGGTGATATATTCGGTTTTGGAACGTCACCTGCTAACCAAAATAACCCTAACGGTCAACAGCAAAAAGCAGGTGTCAAAATAGGGGCGTATAACAATGTTCCTACACAAGGTCAATCGGGCATGATGGGTGGAGGTCAAGGGGGTGGTATACCTGGTCAAATTGCATCTATTGGGGAAAACACAACAAAAAGCCTTGGTGAGGCAACAACGTCTTTTGAAGGTTTCTTTTCAACCGTTAGTCAAGGTTTCACAACTGTTTTTGGTGACGCTAATAAACAAACCCAAGATTTAAGCATGAATATCAGTGACGTGGCTAACAATGCGTTGAACACGCTTATTTCTAGCCTTGTCCAAGTCGGTATTCAGTGGCTTATTATGGAAGTTATAGGTCAAACCATTGGGCAATCGGCCGCAACATCCAGTGCGGCACAGGCAGGAACAGTTGCGGCCGCCTGGGCCCCGGCCGCCGCAATGGCATCTTTAGCAACACTTGGTTCAAATGCTATACCTGCTGGTGCGGCTATAGTTGGTGTAAATGCTATAGCTATGGCAATCGGGTCAATGGGTGCAGGTGGATTTAAAGACGGGGGTTATACAGGTAATGGGGGCGTGAATGATATTGCAGGTGTTGTACACCGTAAAGAATTTGTCATGCCTGCCCAAGCAACCGCTAAAAATAGACCATTATTAGAGCATTTGAAAAATGGGGGGTCTGTATCGGGGGGTTACGGTGGTTCTACAGGGGGGTCATCAGCTCCCAAAATTGTTATCAACAACATGGGTACACCTCAATCGTATTCTGTCGAGTCTGTGACAAGGGATGAAATCAGAATGATTGCAAATGATGTTGCTGAGAAAACAGTCGCTAAAAGAACACCTGAAATTATGTCTAACCAAGTGAAGAACCCTAACAGTCATTTTTCTAAAACATTACAAAGTTCAACTAAGACTGAAAGAAGGAGAACAGGTTAATGCCTATACCAAATTTCTTTTTTAATACGACATCGGATATTTTCGCTGTAGAAACACTGGAAATATCCCATCCATCATTTTCCCAAACTTACAGGATAGTTAGAAATGTCGTAGGGGGTTGGACTGCTAAGACTGAAGAAAGCGGTACACCTACAAGAACATTCACCTACTACCCTTGCGAAATTACATACCCATCATCAAGTGACGATTTAGATTTCATTATCAGAATTTCATTCGGTGATTTAGGTGAAATTATTCCTGATGAACTTGACAGGGTATTTTCAGACGGGTTGATTGCTGTTAAACCTCAATTAAAATATAGAATTTACCAGTCTGATAATACTGATGCACCTATCTTTTATGACGTTAACCCTTTAGAAATAAGCGGTTTATCTTTCAATTCTAAAGGTGTGACTTTCGAAGCGTCACCACCTGGCAGAAATTACACTTCCATAGGTATGCGATACACTGTTGACAATTTCCCATCGTTAGGGGGTTTTTCGTGAATGTTGAACTTTTCAGTAAGGCTTTTAATGCTAATACTTATAATTGTTCTCATTTTGCAGTGGATTTTTACAAAAAAGAACTGGAAAATGAAGAGTTAGCTGATGATTTAGCGTGTTTCTTATTGCCTGAAAAAGAACGGTTCGCTGACCCTAAAATAAAGAAACAGTTTAAATTAGTTAAAGATGAATTAAAAAAAGGTGATATAGTCGTTTTACATTCATCTAAAATAACAACCCATGTGGCTGTTTGTATAGATTTTGAAAATTTTATCCATTTGACGACAGACGGGGTTTCTGTTGTATCATGGAAAAGGTTACATATAGGGTTCAAGCGTTCTAAGGTTTATCGTCATGTCAAATACTGCTAAAGTTTATATTTATGAATTTGGTGTTGAAGAACCTGTAAAGGTTTTAGAAGCTGAAACATTATCAGACGCTTTAGCTTTAGAATATGAAAGTTTTCCTGCTGATGCCAAACTTTATCATGGCAATGTCATTGCTGATGATAAAAAAGTACATTTTTTGACGGATGAAGAGAAATTCAACATGGCATTTGCCAAGGGTGAATTTTCACTAATTATTGTACCCGCCTACATGGCTATTATTTACGCTGTGATTGCTATTGCTGTAGCCCTTCTCGCAACCACACTTTTAGCCCCTCAAGTTCCTAGCATGGGGGGCGGCGCTCCTGATTCCTCTAACAATTCTTTAGCTGAAAGAGAAAATCAACAGCGTCTAAACGGTCTAGTGCCTGAAATATTTGGAATCGTTAGAGCCGCACCAGATTTAATACAAGTCCCTTACAGTGTTTATGTAAATGATATTGAAGTTGAATATACAGCAATGTGTTTAGGTAGGGGGCGGTATTATGTCGATACCAATAAAATATGGGATGATACGACTTTAATCAAAAATATTGAGGGTACTGTTGTTGATATTTACAATGCCAATGAAGCCCCTAACAATCCTTTCGACACTCGTTTATACGGAACACAGGACGACGTTTATTTTGACGACGTTGTGTGGGATGTCAAAAAATGCAATGGTGTAAACGGTCAGGAACTTAAAGCACCAAACGTATACCCTCCTGGTGATAAATGGTCAGATACTTTCATTATTGAAAATAAGGGTATTACAAATGTTCTTGTTAATATTTTCGCACCCCAAGGGGTGTACAGAAATGATAGCGGAAGTATCATTTACACAAATGTTTCATATAGCGTAGGTATAGCCCCTGTAGATTCAACGGGTGCTATTCTTAGCGGATACAGTGAATTGGTTTTTGGTGGTTTCATCGAATATAACGGAACTCGTAAACCAAGAGGTCAAACAAGGTATTGCAGTTTATATACCACTTGGTGGAAACAAGGTACGATAGGTAACCCCCCGTCAGGTGGTCAAACCGAAGTAGCAAGAAACAGTGCTATTCTTGCTGTATGGGCTGAGAATATTGACCCGTCAACCCCGCTTTGGATTACTCGTATTCGAAACAATGATACGGGCAACCCTAACAGCCCTGACAATAAAAGGGGTGACCAACTTATTATAGCAACGTATGACGGTACTGATTACGGTTCATGGGGTAGAAATTTTGAAAGTACAGGTTCAAATCCTGCTACTAGCAATATCTATACTCATAAGTATGAGCGTCCAACATGGGTGACAGTGTATAAAGAAACGGCAACAAACAGCGGTATTATTGATACGAATAGTAACCAGAAAATTCATTTGTTAATTGATTACAGACAATTTAGTTCAACAACACAGCCTGTTGAATATTCTTCTACCAATACCACAAGACAAGACTATTTGAACTTAAACCCCAATATTCATTATGGGGGCGGTTTTGACAGAATTGCTGTTAGGGCTATTAGAACGTCAGATTTCACAAGTCTAGACCCCCAATATGTTCAGGATATTGACCTAAAAGCCGTTTATACTCGGAGTCCTGTTAAAAAGTTAGATTTTGGAAATGTTACAACTGTTTATACTAAAACCTTTGCGACGGAAGGGGCATTATCCCTTAAAAAACGTAAATTACAAATGGAGGTTGCCAGAGCTATAAGATGTCATAACAGGGACGGGGATTATATTACTATTAATGGTCAAAGTGGTGGGATTGTTCCTTTAACCAATTCAGGTACAGCATCTGTTTTTACAGGTTCAGCAAGTTTAGCCCCTTATATTCCAACAAACAGAACTGACCATATTTTGGCTAGTATTTTGCGTGACCCTTTACTTGGAAACATTCCTTTTAGCAGTATTGATTTTTTAAATATCTACAACACTTTAAACACCGTTTCAAATTACTTTGCATCAGGCGATTTAAAACCGTCAGGCGTTGGTGATAATTATCCTTTATCTGTAACAGCAACAGGGTTCAATTACACCTTTGATAAAGAAGATATGTCAGCACAAGAAATGTTATCGGTTGTAACAAGTGTATGTCATTTAACAGGATATAGGGAATTTAATATATATAAATTGCTGTTTGAATACACAGGTATGATACCTAAACTTTTATTCAATCATAGAAACAAAGTGCCTGATACAAACCAAAGAACAGTTACTTGTGGGACTAAAGAAAATTATGATGGTGTAACTGTTGATTGGCGTGACCCAACATCAAATGATATTAACAGGGTTTATAAAGTGCCTATTGATGGTAAAGCCTTAAACCCTTTAAAAGTGGATTTAGTAGGTATTCGAAATGAAAGACAGGCGTTCAGACACGCATACAGAACCTTTTTCGGCCTGAACCAAAAGAATGTTATAGAGGAGTTCGAGGCGTTACCCGAAGCCCAAATTTTGAATAAGGGTGTGAGAATTTATTCGGCTGATAATACTCGTTCTAAAATTCTTGATGGTGAAGTCGTGGGGGTTTCAGGTACAACATTAACACTTTCTCAAGATGCTGATTTGACAGGTCTAACAAACCCTTACATTTTTTTACAACATAAAAACGGAACAGTGCAGTCTTTACCGATAACACAAGGTTCGAGTGCTAATAAAGTGGTGTATTCAGGAACACTTACTAATTCACTGGTGACTGACCCATCTTATTATGCTTTAACGGTGTATCAAATTTTATCGGATGAACACAAAAGGGAAAGGTCATTTATTGTTGATGAAAGAACGACTGGTGAAAACGGTACTTTCAGAATAAAAGCAACCGTTTTTAACCCTGCTATTTATATCGCTGACAAAATGACATTCTGGTTACAGCCTGTTGACGTTAATTTCACAGACAGGACACCAAATAGAAGAAACCCTATTCCAGTCGGTTATTTGTACATAGCAAGTGACGCTACACGGGGTTATGCACTGGTTAATGACAGCCCTGCATCATACATGAAATTCGATACAGGGAATGACCTTATTTTACCGTCAAGTTTTACTTTTATGGCTTGGATTAAGTTAACGGCCGCAGGTACGACAAGAGAACACGCAATTTTTAGCACGTTGAATGGTGTCACATTCAGGTTCTATGTTTACGAATCGGGCGGTAGTTTCACTTTAAGAGCTTCAAGAGGTTCAACAACCACGTTCTTAGTGTCCACACCTCTAGCCAATGCAACAAGTGATTGGAATCATGTTGCTGTGACTTTTAACGCAAATAGCCAAATTCTAAGACTATATCTTAACGGGGTTCTGAAAGATACCTTATCGGGCGTAGATACTCACGCTAACCCTTCCATGTATCTTGCAGGGAATGGTGCTTCACAAGGTTTCAAAGGTCGTCTTGATGGCTTAATTATGGCTTATGATGTTGCTGACGCTGAAACGATTAGGAATTTTTACCTATTCGACAAAACAATAACACCTTCAACCAAATATTAAAAAGGGGGTCTAAATGGTTGACACAATGCCTTATACACCAACAGGGGCTAATTTTTCAGCCTCTATAGGTTTTGACACAATTATCTATAAACCTGAATTTGGTAGAAGCCGTTCACGTCGTAGGGGTATTGGTCAGCCTGATAGCATGAATATTTCATGGGTGCTGAGCAAACCAGATTATGATGGTTTTATAACCTTTTTTAAAACCACCTTAGCAGGGGGTTCACTACCTTTTTATTTAAGCATTGCAGGGGCAACTAGAACCTTAAGATTCACTGATGCACCGTCAGTTGACCGTGTGGAAGGTGTTGTATTTTATGTAAGTGGTGTATTTGAAGTTATAGCTTGATGTTTCTGACATATTAATACAAAATTGTAAAAACCTTATAAGGTACAGGGAAAGGTTTTGTATGTACATATCAGAAGAATACGGCTTATTAGTTCTTGGAACAAGTCTTAGTGTTTTGGGTATTTTCTTTTCTTTTTTATTTAAAATGTATCAGAAAATAATCCTGACAGAAAAAGATGTAAATTTTTTAAGGGATGATATGACTGGATTTGAAAACACGTTTATTCAGCATAAAAGTTTGACACTTCAAAGGCATGGTGAACTGGAACAACAGGTTCGTGATTTAGGGAATGATTTACGAATTGAATTGTCAAATAATGCAAGAGAACAAGAAGAAAAACTTAATAAGGTTCGTTTAGAGTTGAAACAAGATATTAACGCTGTATCATCAAAACTAGACGAAGCCAATAAGGGGATTTTTGAAATCCTGAAATTAGTATCAAGAGGGGGTAATAGTGCTTAAAATAAATAAAGAAGCTTTATCTTTAATTAAAGAACGTGAGGGTTTACGGCTTAATCCTTATTATTGCAGTGGTTCTGTTCTTACTGTTGGTTATGGTCATGCTATTTTAAAAGATGACAAAATTGACGGTCTTATCATAACGGAAGATAAAAATAAGATTTTACACGCAAGCGGTAAAATCAGTGTGGAAACTGCTAATAATTTATTTTTGAAAGACGTTGAACGATTTGAAAAAGGGGTGTTTCAACTTCTTAAAAGTAAAACAACAGAAAACCAATTTTCAGCAATGGTTTCATTTGCTTTTAATATAGGTTTAGTTAACTTTAAAAATTCAACACTGTTAAATTTACATAATCAGGCTAAATATTTAGAGGCATCTTTAGAATTTCCAAAGTGGAATAAAGTTACAAAAAAAGGTATAAAAAAAGTTGAAGCAGGGCTTGTTATACGGCGTGCAATGGAAAAAAACCTATATATGAAAGGTTGACCATGTTTAGGAACATTCAAACAACATTTATAGGTTTCTCTATTTTGGGGCTTATAGGCTATTCTATTTATACAGGGGCTAGTGACGGGGTTGTTACAGCCCTTGTAGGGGCTTTAACGGGTATAGGTCTTATTCTATCCCGTGACGGTAATAAGTGATTGACCGTTTAAGAAATAAGGTTTATGATAATCTTGTTTCACACAATGTTCAATTTTAAGACGGTTGAATCTTGTTTTTCTCTTTAAAATAAGGCGGTCTAAAAAGACCGCCTTATTTTTTATTTATACTGTCTACAAATTGTTCTAACTTCTTTCATCAGTTCGTCATATCTAGACCCTACAGGTTCGTTTACTTTCTCATACTCCCAACCAACTACAATATGGTTATTAGGGGTGTGTCTTAGATAAGAAATCTGTCTGTGATTTATAAGTTGACGAATGTATGTTTCATTGGAACATGGAAAAGTTAAATACACACAGAATAACCCATTCTCAAATGTCACAACAAAATGAATATGACCAAGGGAATGATGACTATGAAATGTACCTCCTATGTATTCCCATTGATATTTTGTAGCAATCCTGACAGATGTACTGTTTTTGTTTGGGCTTCTGGTATTGTTTCTGATTTCTCTTTTGATTTGTTTAAACATCTGTAAACCTTTTGTTTATGTTCCACACAGTAGCTGAACCCTTCAAGTTTCTTTTCTTGGCAGTAAGCTTCATTATCAATAAATCTACATTGGTCATTTTCGAGATTAAGTAGACTGTTTATTAGTTTTTTCATTTCAATACTCGTTCTTGTTGGATATTGATACACACTTGTTTTGAGTTTTCTTCTTGTTTTGAGTTTGGTTCTTTTTCTAAGTTTCACAGAAAAATTCACTTTCTAACGAATTGTACAGCACCATTCACGGATTTCATTACCCTTGTAGAGGGTGAGGGCGACACCCCATTTAAACCCACTTGCCTTTAATTTCTTGAATAGTTCATATTTGTCTTTAGGTTCATAGGTACTATTTCCTCTAGAAGAAGCTAGATGAACCTTAATTTCTAACCCCCCTGCACCGTATTTTTTCCACAACGCATAATAAGGACTCCTGTATTCAGCATATACAATTTTATAATCAGGCTTTTTAAAAGGGGCTTCTATAGACCCTTTTAGTTGTTCAAAGTCAAATTTTGATGTTTCCACAAATCTGTTCTTCTTGAAAACTCTATTTAAAGGTTCTTCAAAAATAGAGCCAATTGAAAAAGAATTATTTAAAGATAGTATTTCTTTTTCATCTTCTATAAAAAATTCCAAATTCTTATAAATGAAATCTTTAGTTTGCATATTTACCCTTTCTCATTTTGAATATTTCTAATAATAAGTTCAAGACTTAGCGAAGTATCAGGTTTCATTTCAAGTTCAACAG